CGCGACTGCTGCTTGTTGCTGTGCCGCGAATTGTTGCTGTGCCGCGGCTTGTTGCTGTGCCGCGAATTGTTGATGTGCTGCTGCTGCTTGTTGCATATATGCTTCCTGAGCTCGTTGTGTGACTACTTCTTGTTCAGTATAAATATGACCGTTTTCTGACCTTTCCTTATATATTTTGTTTGATAAAATCTGACATGTTTTTTTATATGATAAAGTTTTATGAGCTTCTGAAATATCAGTAAAATCCATCGTTGTTTCACAGGTACTGCATGTTATTCGTCGTGCATCTCCTGGAATCATTAATAAATTATTACATTTTGTACATAGTATAAAATCATTTGCTTCAAAATATTTTATTGGGTTTTCTACCATAATATATCTATATTAGTAAAATATAATTTAATTAATTTCAAATTAATTAGAATTTTTATAATATCTCTTTTTTAATTAATTTGATATTTCTCTAAAAAATAATTATTAAGAAATAAAAATATAAAATGGATTCTTTTACACTAAATATGAATGTATCTTGGGAAAATAAGAAAGGTAATTTTACTGGTAAAATTGTTGAACTTAAAAAATCATATGCTATTATTAATATGAATGGTATAATGAAACAAATACCATATAAAATATTGAAAGGGACAGAAAAAGTTATAATAGATTATGAACAAATTAAATCTGATTTAGAAAAAAATGGCTATTCTGTTATTCCCGGAGTCCTTAATTCGGATGATATTGAACATTGTAAAAATGTTTTCAAGGAATGGCAAGATACTATTCCGAATCATGATGAATTTCATAAAAGTTGTAATCCTAATAATATTTATAAATATCATAGAGTTGGTCATACTAAAATGGCTTGGTATATTAGAACAAGACCAAAAGTACAAAATGTTTTTAAAAAGATATGGGATACAGATGAATTAGTAGTTTCATTTGATGGCGCGTGTTATATGAAATCAGATGTTAAAAATAATAATAAATTATGGACTCATGTTGATCAGGGGGCGGAAAGTTCGGAACTAAAATGTTATCAAGGTTTTGTTAGTTTGACTGATAATACTCAAAAAACTTTGAGAGTTTATGAAGGTTCTCATCTATTTCATAATTCATATTTTGAAGAAAAAGGTCTTACCAAAACGGGAAATTGGATTTTGATTGATAAGGATTATTTAGATAAAATTGAAGATAAAAAAAAAGTATTGAATGTTCCGAAAGGTTCATTGGTATTATGGGATTCTAGATGTTTTCATCAAAATCAAATTGGAGAAGATAATAAAGAAGATAGATTAGTTCAATATGTATGTTATTTACCTAAATCACATTCGAAAAATACCGAATCTATGAGAAAGAAAAGATTAAATTATTTTAAAGAGCAACGAACTACGAGTCATTGGCCGTGTCCAATTAAAGTAAATGGATTACAACCGAGAACATTTGGTAATGATGATATTTTAATAGATTATAAATCTATACCAGTAAATGATTTATCTGAACTAGAAGAAGAAATAATGAAAATTATATAGATAATAAATTACAATAGATAATAGATGATAATATTTTTTATGTAATATATATTATTATGTCTATTATTGAAAGGGATAGAATAAAATTAAATGATTATATAACTACTTATTCAGTAACAGGCGAAGAGGATATTTGGAATAATCAAATAATGCCTTTAATTTATCATTATAATTATCAAGAAGATGAGTTATTAAATATGATGATTCCTATAGGTCCATCAGATATGGATAATAGTACTAATATATTATTTACTCTGGTAGTAACAACTTCAAAACTTAGTTTGGAAAATCCAGAAATTATTATAGAAAAAATAAAAATATTATTAAAGGAAGGAAGTAAATTAAATGTTTTTGATTCTTATCATTATGGAATATTATATAGAGCTGTAGCAGCGATTAGTAATAAAATACAACTAGGTCGTCGAGATTTTTATGATCAGTATGATAAATATAATACAGATATTTTAGATTTTTTAATAGAACAAATAGTATTTAATACTAAAGATAGATATGTGTTTATGAAAAGTTATAATCGCGATTTAAGAAAAATATATGAAATAGATGAAAGATTAAAAGAATTAATACCACTCGATAATAAATTATCAGTAGGTATTGGTAGTTATATAGTAGGGAAAGCAGATAAATTATTTAATATTAAAGAAACTGAATTTAAAACGATTGAAAGTAGGAAAAGATTATCATTGGCAAAACAATTTAATCCAAGATTAAATGAAAATATGCAATCTATTATGGAAGATCGATATATGGTTCAGCAAATTACAGATCATTTGGATGGATTAAATATATCAAATTATAGAAAATTAAAAGAGGAAGAAACCAGAATTGGATTAGAAGAAAATTTACAAAATGAATTTGCCAGTAATTTTATAGAAGATATAGATCAGTATGGTGGTACTAAATTTACAAACATAGTTACAGTTGATTATTATAATAAACATAAAGATGAATATGGTAAATTACCTGGTTTATATCAAGTATGGCCTTTAGAATTTATGAGAGATTCTAAAAAAACATTGAATATTTATAATACATTATTAGAAGAAAGGATACCTGATTATTTAGACGATATGACTGCAAATATATATAATTTAGAAAATGAATTTAAAATTATAAAATTAGATATAGATAATGAAAATATAAAAGATATTGATCATCCGTCAGATACATTTTCATCAATCGGAATTGATTATATGGACAACGTTGATGCAGATTATGGTTATTTTACTGATATATCGACTTATCATTTACGAATACCGCAAGATATGAATGAAGTTAAATCTTTATTACATATAGATCCAGAACTTTATATGGATTTGGATGATGATGAATTTATAGATTTTTTCGAAGCAAATAATATAAAAATAGAATATTTAATACACAGAGTATCAGATACGGATGAATTATTTTCTCAATCTCATTTTAAAAAAAGAATTAAAGAACGACGAGCAGATGCTTTAACTAAATCAAGAATTAGTAATAAACCACCAAAACAAGTTTCGTTTAACGGAATAGATTTACCGGTTGAAGTAACAAATCGTATTGCTAAACATATGAAAAATAAATCAGACGAAGATGAAAAAGATGGAGATGAAGATGGAGATGAAGATGGAGATGGAGATGAAGATAGACAATTTGGTGGCATAAATTCAGATATAGAACAAGATATAGAACCAGTAGGATCTATTTTACAAAGACAAGAAACTATTCCATTTGAAGATTCTGATGAAGATATAGATGAATTCATGGAAGAGTTTGAACAAAGTTTAGTAGAAATAAATAAATTTGATGAATATTTAAATAGTATGTTTGATGAATATAAACAAAATCCGGATGATAAAATAGGTGATTATTATTATTATATAAGTAGTCATGGTAATTTAGAAACTGATAAACCATTACAATATGATCCAAATGAAAGTTGGTTTTTAATAAATAGTGGATTTCAGGAACCCGCAAAAACTGTAAATATATTTATTCAAAAAAATTCAGTATGTATGGATACTGTTCCGGTAAGACAGTTTACAACTGGTGAAATTGAAACATATGTAGATACTAAATTTAAAAATTATTTAAAAATAGTTATAGAAATAACACCTGAAAATCAATTTATAAAAGAAATATATCTATATGATGAAGTAAAAAATTTATATGTATTATTTACAGATACTACAAAAGGTATATTAGAATATATACCTAATATTACATATACATTAAATCATGAATTTAATATGGGATTAATAGAAGTATTAAAAACAGACTATAATTCATATAGAAATGAATCCACATTTCATGCTGCTCCTGAATATTTAATAGAATCTGATACTAATGATGAACAATTTAATTATAAAATAAATTGGGAATATTTAAAAAATGAAAATTTAACTAATGAAGAAAGATTTAGTTTATTAGATGAAGATTCCTCTTTAATTGATCAATTATTGGATTTAGTACCTAAAAATACAAATCACGAGATATATAATATTACATTATTTAGTTCAACTTGTTTACATAATGAAAATTATTTTGAATTTTATATTAAATATAATGCATGGGCTAAAATATATGATACAGATATTGTAAATACTTCCATAAAAGAAATGAATAAATTATTTTTTAATGATTTACCAAAAAAGAAAAAAGAGGAATATGATATTAATATTATTATACAAGAATTAAAAGCAGAATTAAACGATCTATTAGATTTTATGGATAATAATGAATCTTTATCGTCGGATGATAATCAAGAATTAGAGGAGGAAAAAGTTAAATTAAATGATAAAATTAGAGAAAATAATGATACTTTAAAAACAATTAAAACAGATAAAAAAGAAATTATAGAAAATATTCGTAAAATACGACAAAAACAGAAAAGCATAGGAGTATATAAAAATTTAGGTGCTTCAAAAATTTATAAAGATCGAACAAGATATTCAAATAGACAAAACCCGCGAATTATACGCGGTGGTATTGGTTCAGATGACGATATGTTACCAAATATTGATTTAGAAGATGATATGTTAAATTCAGTACCTTCAATAGAAATAGATGAAGATTTATTAACAGATCAAATAGAAATTAAAGAAAGTTTAGAAGAATATTATGAAGATCCAAATAATGAAATAGGTAATTATTATTATTATTTAAGTAGTCATGGTGAATTAGTCGGATCAGAAAAATTACAGGATATGTATGGAAATGAATTTATTAATAAATTAAATTCAACTGAATTTGGTAATTATATTGATACTACCAAATTCCCCCCAAAAACAAAAACAATTAATTTTTTTATTAAAAAAAAAGCGGGTTGTATGAATGTACTTGATGTTGGTGATTTTACAGATGAAGAAGCATTTAATTTTAAAGGTGATGATTTTCAAAATTATTTACATATTGTTATAAAAAGAGAATATAAATCTAGAACTTCTGATGAAACAAAATCAATTAGTTTATCGAGTACTATTGATAAAATATATTTATATGATAATAAAATAAATGAATATGTTTTATTTTCTGATTTAGAAACAGGTCAAAATAATAATATACCAAATATATTATTTACTATAGATAATGCATTTAATTCTGGATTGTTAGAATCATTAAAATTAAGAGATAATATATATCAACCTTCTGCGAAACATTTAACATATAATACAGACAAAGAATTAAAAGTAGTATGGCCTTATTCTAAAAATAGTACTATAGATGAAGATTTAGATGAAGGAGAAACTTTATTTTATTTAAATTTTAATCAAAATAATTTATCATTATTACAAAAAATATTAGAATTAGTACCAGAAGATACTCAACACGAAACATATAATATTAATGTATTTTTATCATCTTGTTTATATAGTGAAAAGTCAGATGATTTTATACAAGATTTTAATAGTTGGGCAAATATATATTTTGGTGATATGATTATAGCAACAAAAGATCAATATAGAAGAAGTAATCAAATATATAGAAATTATTACGATACTTATAAAAAAGATGAAGAATATTTAAAAAAAATAAAACAACTAATAATCGTAATAAAAAAAAAAGAACATATTAATAAAGAATTAATTATTTTAGAAGAAAATAGAAAAAAAATAGAAAATATAATTAGAACAAAATATAGTAATGAAGCAGATAATATTCATACATTTATGAATCAATTTAAAAATTA